GAGTTAATTTGAGTTCAAATAAAGTAATCAGTGCAGATGGTTCAAGTTTTTGTATTTCTTCACTAATTTTTGAAGAAGCTGGAACTATTTGTGCGCTTGTCATGCTTCAGCCACCTCCTCAAACGTAGCTGATATTGAAGCTCTATTTAAGTATGGTATTGTTTTCCTCCAATCTCTACAGATAAGTTTTTTACTAGCACTTTCTCCTGGTGGAGTGTAATCAAAGTTTTCTACACCAGCCCTAGCGTCAAGAAAAGTTTCTATTTCATCTGCATCTGTTTCACTTATATTTTCCCATTTAAGGTTATAAACTTTCAAGTTTTGATTTATTCCGAAGGTAGATCTTTGAGAATACCCCGATCCAAACTGTGCAATGCGGATATTTGGTTTAGATTTTTTAGCTAGCCCATAAGTAGGGTTAACTGTTGTTGGAAAACTAGCCATTAGCTCAATAAACCTCCAGCCATTTGTTGATTAACTATTTCTGCTTGCACTGCTGATGCTATAACTTCACCTAGCTTAGCAGCACTGTCATCATTACCTTGAACAGCAGAACTAGAAGCATCTACATTTACAACCACGTTAGTTGTACCTCCAAGAGCATGATTTGGTGTAACCATACCAGAAACTCCTGGTGTAAACAATTCTGGACCCTTCTCACCAACAATATAACTACCACCACCTTTTACTGGTCCTCCATTTGCTCTAAAAATACTTCCTAATAAACCTTCTCCTGGAGTAAATGTACCAGCAATATTACCAAAAATTCCTAAATTTAAAAATGAATTTGCCATATTATTTAAAACATTTCTCAAGGCTTCATTTAAAGTCTGAGTTCCTTGAATTAGTCCTTTTAAAGCATTACCCATATCTTGAGCCATGATATTACTTACTTGTCTCATAGGATCTACCAATGCTTCTGCATTGGCAACAACTTGTTCTTGCAAATTTACTTGAGCCTCTAATTTATTTATAGCGTCATCATGTAAATTATTTTCAGTACCTTTATTATCTAATTTTAATCTTTCTAAGTCATTTTGTAAGTTTGTTAATTTAAATTCTTCTTGCATTAATTGTAATTTTTCATCACTTGTATGTAATCTTTTCTCTTCAATTTCTAAAGCCTGTTGTAAAGGTAAAATTTGCTGTTCAAACTTAGCTTGATCAATAAAAGTTTGTGTTTGACTTGTTGAAAATGAACCTTGTGGAGTGCCTGATAATAATTTTGGAATACTATCTGGTGAGCCAACTGCTTTCTTAAGATTAAAAGTAATTCTTTCATCCAAAATCTCAGCAAAAGTTTTGCCAATATCTTTACCTTGGTTTGTAGTTTGAAATAATCTTTGAGCTTCTGATTGAGATTGATTTACAATAGATTGTTGTGCTTTACTAAAATTTTTGCCTTCTTGAGCATTTAATGATTGTAATAATTTACCTTGCGTCATTCCACTCATTATGGAATCAATAAATGGAACTAAGGCTTTACCTAAAAATAAAGTTATAGCTGTTCCTAATTGATTTATCTTATTTTGAAATTCGAGCATTTTTTCAGAGTTTTCTTTCAAAATATCAGGAGTGTTACCAAATTTTTTATTAAATTCATCTAAGACTAGCTTTGCTGCTGAACCTTTTAATCCCATTTTTTCTAACTCTTTAGCCATCTTTTCTGTAGGAGTACCAATTAACCCTAATTTTCCAATTAAGTTATCTATATTCTCTTCTGGTTTACGCAATGCTTGAGTTAAATCTTCCATAGCCGAACCAATGGCGGTGCCTGCAATAGATAAAGCGAATCCAAACTGACCCATGCCTGGTATTGCGGACAACGCTCCACCTGCAATACCGCCAGCTGCACCGCCTAAAGCTGAAACAGGTCCTTGTCCGAATAACAATGGGAAACCACCACCAATGATTCCACTACCAACAGCACCTCCGATTCCTCTTCTGATACCAGCATCTATCCCACTTCTTCTAAGTTTAGCTCTTGCTAACTCGTTTTCAGCTTTTATTTCTTGTTGTATAATTCTTGATTTTGCTTCACTAAAGCTTATGCCTTCTTTGTAGGACAACCTTTCTATTCTAAAAAGTTTTTCTTTATTAGATAGTTGTTTATTAAATTGCTCTTCAACTTTTACAGCATTTTTTATAGCCACTCTATAGTGATCTGTTCCTATAGCTGCTTCATTTACTGCTTTACGAGTACGACCAAGCTCTTTTGATAAATTATTAAAATTTTTAACCGAAGCAGGAAAAGCTTGACGAACACGTTTATTAAAAATATCTATTTCTTTTTGTAATCTTTTAGTCTCTACCCTTGTTTTTTGAAGATCTTTTGCACCTTTAATTGCTAATTCTAAATTGACGCTATAATCTGCCACTTTTTATAACAATTAAAATATTTATCTTATTCTACCTCTTTTCCCTTTTAAAGCACTACTTCTTTGTGCTTCTTCTTGTTGTTTTTTAAAATCTTCATGCTCTATTTCAGCATAAGCAGCCCAACCTATCATTTCTTCTATAGTCAAAGTCTCTGATAATTCAGCAACAGTTTTACCTAGTTCTTTTGCTAGTGAAAATATAAATTTCCAATCATTATTCGCTTTTCAATTCGGCTTTAGCCTCTTTTACCCCCTTTGTCTGACCAGCTTCTATCATTGCTAATTGTATTTCCTGTAAAATATTTGCTTCAACTTCTCGTCTAAGTGATGCTTTATCTCCATCTTGAAAAAGTCTATCTCCATTTTTATCTAATGCTTTTGTAATCATTAATGCTAAAGCATAATCATTTACATCATTTTCATTTGATTTTTTTTGTATTGATTCTCTTTCGGCAATAGTTAATGGATGCCAATAAACACTAAAAATAACTTTATCATTTTTAATTACATCATGTTGATATAGTTGGCTTACACCAAAACTATTCTTCAAAAGTTCGATTGCTCTAGTCATAAATAATACGATGATATTCTATTATACTAGGTGTTAGCTGAAAATTGGCAAGATATTACACCAACGAAATGACTTCTATCTTCGATTTCAAGCATTGTTGGACCATTTATATCCTGTACTCTTGGTTTAACACTGAAACTATCGACATAAGTAGAAGCGTTTACTGAAGTTAATCCATTAATAACTGTCTCTGCTATTGCAGATAAATCTTTAGTGCCTTTACTTTTTGGGACGTAAATATTGCATTGAATAACACCAGAATAATAATCAGAAGAAGCTCCTTGATTTTGTAAAGTTGCTTGAGTGTAATTAATCATCATCATTACATACTTTTTTGTTTTGCCTGATGTTGTAAAAGTAACGTTGTCATAAACCATTGCAACAGTAGGATCTGCGTCTATTACCGCATCTGTAACTGCTTTTTCAAATGCTGCTCTTGCGTTTACTAATGTCATAATTAAAACTCAGTGTAACCAACACCACCTTGAGTAGAACCAAATCCTTCTGTAGTTCTTGATGCTACAAATAGTCTACCTTTTTTCTCTTTCATCGTTTCTTTTATTAGTTTTCCTAATTCACCTTGTATAAAAACTTGTACTTTACCTCTTTCTAATGCGTAAGCTGCATATTTAGCTCTATTACCAATAAAAACTGGTCTTTTATAATTAAATGTTTTTTCTACAGGAAATCTTCTTTGAATTTTATAAGAAGGTTTATTATTGGTAAATGCAACACTTTTTTTAATATTAGCCCACGGTTGAAAATCCTCTACTTTATCTTTTGCTTTTACACCCATAGTTTGTGCTTTCCAGCTACTTGCAAAAAATCCTGTATAAACTGGACTTCTTTTCTTAGTTGATAATCCTTTATGTACTTTTCTTATCAGTTGGTTAAAATCTGCATTTAATTGTGCCTCAACATCACCAATAGGATCACTTTTTAAAAAATCTTTAGCCATCAGAATCGCACCAATACTGTAAATAGATAAACCTGTCCACCTCTTCTAGTATCTATATCGTAAATCTGTGCGGTTCTTGTTTCTCCTGCATATGTCAGTTGAATCTCGTCATCGAAGTCCACTTGGTTATCACCAATCAGATCAGGACTTATATATAACTTTGCTTGCCTCATCTCTTTACCTTCATCATCTTCAGACTTAAAAAATTCAATCGGTACTTTTATGTCTGAATAAGTTGTATCAACTGTAATCTGTTCACCTGTATCTACGTTATAACTTGAAATTCCTTTCTTTACATAGGTAATAGTTGTATCTAAGGAAGTACCTAAATCAGAAACAATCTGTTTAGCTACACTTTTTAGTAATGAATCTAGTTGACCTGCCATTATCCTCTAACCACTCTCATTTGAAAACTACCTGCTCCACCTAACATATATGCTCCAAGATAACTTTGTAACCAAGGGTAAACATCTAAAATATTATTAACAGAACCAGTGCCCTGACTATCAGTATTATATTTAACCTGTATATCTCCTAGTTTTACTTCAGAAAAATTACCATCTTTACCAGTAGTACCAGTAATAGCATCAGTATCATTTGCCAATGCTCTAGCTAATTCATACTGTGCGTACTTAATATTTAATGGAATAGTAGAACAAGCTAATTCAACTCCATCAACCTGATAATTAGTTCTAGGAAATTTAAGTGCCTGACTTTCATCACATCTATCGCCATAAAATACTAAAGTTTCTATCCATCTTGTAGCAGCTATTAATGATCTATTTTTTTGATCGTCAGTTTTATTTGTCCACGTTGAAGAATCTGGAACTGTTTCAAAATAAGTATTAGCTTCTGTCAATGTGACATAACTATTAGCAGTTTCACTTTTTATAGTTGCATTTATGGTAGCTGCCACGATTGATAAAGTAATTTAGTTTTATTGTAGCGTAAAGAAAAAACCCCACCAATATTCGGTGAGGTTTGATGACCACAATT